CAATGCGTTTTGTATTTTTGTTCCAAAATTTGAATCCTGATTGCCTTGTTTAGTTGTTGTTGTATTTAAGTCTTTAATATCAGTAGCGCTAAAACCCATAGATTAATCCTTCATTTTTCCTAAATTTAAATTAGCAGTAATTGTTTCGCCGTCTCTTATTTCTGTAAATACGACATAATGAGAACCGTCCTTATTTACTTCAAATGATTGTAAAGTTAAATCATCATCTTTTAAGAAGCGTTCAAACCTATCTAGAGTTGATTGATCTAAGCTTTCAAACTCGTTATTATAGATATCTCTTATTTCTGCTCTGTCTTCAGTGGTAAATAAGTTTTGTCTTTCTATTGATGATAAGGCTTTAGTATACATTACATATTTTTCATCAGAATCAGCTTTTTGGTAATCTTCGCTAAGTAATAGTTTATTTACTGCCTCTTCTTTTTCGTAAGTTCTATTATTAATTCTTTCCATATAATCTAGGATTAATTCATTACCTCTTTTTGATCTACCGAGTCCGGCTGAAATCATCATAAAGTAAGCCATTTCTCGCTCAGAAATAGCACCTTTAGTTTGTTGAACAAAACCTAAAACAAAGTTTCCTGATATAGATGTTAAAGCCTCTTTGTTTCCTAATTGTAATTTTTGGGCGTCTCCTAAAAGATTGAATGAATTTAAAAAAGACTCTACTCCAACTTGTATTCCTGAAGCCATACCGAAATCGCTTTCATCTAAACCTTGCATTAAACCTCTATATTCATCTATTTGAGTTTGTGTTTTTGAAGCTTCTTTACTATCTTGTCGTAATTTTAAAATGTCGTTTCCTAAACCCCCACCCATAGTCTCACTATATTTGTCTTCAAATTTTTCATTGTTACGGTCTATTGTATTTGTAATAGTTGTGCCGTCTCCACCAATTTGAGTTACTTTGTCTGTTTTAAGATTTCTGTTATATAACTTTCCGTCTTTTACAAATTGCTCAAACCTATCAGGTTGCGCATTTAAGAAAGCTAATTCATTTGCGTTTGCACTTGCTAGACCACTAGCTAAAGCCTGACCAAAAGAAGTAGGCATTGTGCTATAACCCGCAAATTTACCAACACCTTCGGCAAAGCCTGTTCCAAATGGAGTACCAGCAAAGTCAGTAAACTTTTTACCAAAGCTTAAAAGATTATTACCGACGTTTGGTCGAGGGTCTTGAGGTGTTTGTTGAGAAGTTGGTCTTTGTGAATATCCAAACTGTTTAAATTTATTTCTATCTGTAGGGTCTAATAATCCTCTATTTTGAGGTGGTGTTAATTCAGCCGTTCTTTGAGCGGAGTCTTGAAAAAAATTTATTTGTGAACTTGGGACTACTCTATTAGGAGCAACACTACTAATATTACCCATACCGCTTTGATCTTTATTTATTAAATTCGGATTAGATTTTGTACTTTGTAGAGGTATTCCATATTTATTAAATACACTATTAACATTAAAAAGAGAGCTAGCCATTACGCAAATCCCCCGAGTAGACCGCCACCAATAGCTGAGTAAAGTGGATTTACACCGTCAATCATACCACCAATTTTTGCACCACTTAAAGCACCTGATAATAAACCAGCACCGGTATTACGAAAAACCGGCTGAGTTGACACTGTGGTTGTTGGGACGTTAGAGCCTAAAGCACCAAGATATTGACCAAGTTTGAGATAAGGTTTTTGTTGTTCATAATCAAATCTAGCTACAGCGTCTTGAAGTTTGGCTGTATCGAGTGTTTCTCGTTCAGCTCCAACACTTGCTAGAGCTTGTATATCGTCGTAATCCATTTGACCAAGTTGAGGCGCAAAAGAAGTAGCATTTACCATATTTGCTCTTTCTTGATTATATTGATCGCTGTATACTTTATTTGCTAAATCACCTAGAGAGTCAGCTAAAATTTCTTGATTAGCACCTGAACCAAAACGTCCAGCTTTTGTAAACTGAGAATTTACCTTACTTGTTACGTCGTCAGCCATTTGGTTAAATAGACCTTGTGAATAAGGATTAGAATTAGGATTTAAATAATCACCTGATAAAATTTTATTAATTTCACTTTGACTAGATTGCAATAAAGGATTTCCGGCTAAAGCTCTGTTTTGTGCTAATTGAAGAGCTGTTTCTGTAGCGGGATCAAAACCAACATAAGTAGCTTCAGGAAAAAAATTAGGAGATTGAGATTGATACAAGTCTCTTGAATCGTCCATAGCTATATCTAGATATGGTCTAATATATTCTGACGGCTCTGACTCAGTTGTTGTTGTTACGTTTTGTGGAGAACTTCCCTTAGACATTTTTTATTTCCCTTTTCATATTTCTTTACTTAGTAAAATTGCTTTTTGACTAAATCCTTTCAATTTTTTTTTCCAACCGGAACGTCCGGCTACTTCTACTTGATTGCAATTATTAATTTTTGCAAATTTTTCAATAACTTCTTGTATCGAGTCCAACCAAGACTCTAAATTAGTACCGCCAGCTAGAACGTATCTTAAAATTTTTGTTCGAGGATAACTCGCAATCTCAGTTATGATTGCTGACTCTACTTTGTTGTTATTCCAACTAATAAATAATTGAAATCTATTTTCTTCTATACCTTTTAAAATATCGTTTATGTTATATGTACCGTCTAGGGCTTTTTCTAATAAAGGTGAGCATTGTTGCCAAACAAGAAACAAATCTTCTTTTGGAACTTGAGTACAAATACTTTTATCCGATAATGACATACTTAAAGTTTTGATCTGCATTAGAACTCGAGCTATGGGTCAATGTTGCTGAACCTGAGCTTGAAGCTGATACAAATAAATTTGGTTTAGCGCTATTACCGTTTGCAGTTATAGGCATAAATAAAATAATACTATTTTCTGATATTCTTGAATCTGCTAGCGTTGTTGATGTTGCGTTAGCTGTCAAAGTTAGAGATCCGGTTGAATTTAATTTACCGTCAATCGTATTATTTAAACTTATTGCGACTTGTCTTAAATGCTTAGAGTTATCCGCCATAGTTATAGGAACTGTCGGAAATTGGTTTTCAGCCATTATCTTTTACCTTCAGGTCTTTGATCTACGTCTACTCCTAAAACATTTTTAAAATTACCATTTATATTAATTTTTAAACGGTGATATCTACCGGTACTTCTTAAAGGACAATCTCCATTATCTCTAACCGATACGGCTTGACCTTCAATGGGTGATACTATTTGGCTAGGTCTTTGCGACGGTGTAACTGTAACCGTTGTAGTTTCTCCGTTAGCGTCGACAATAGGTCTAGCACTTATAAGAGTTGATCTTCTTCCTTCTACTTCGAATTCTGTCGTAGTTATTGTAGCGGGTAGACTACCGCCTAAAAATTTACCAAACTTTTTGTCGGAACTAAAAGCACCTAAAGAAATTATATCTTCCGTAAATCTAAAACTATCTAGAGAATAAGGTAAATTATCAATAGAACCTAAAACATCTAAACTTTCTAAAGTAGTAAAAGCTGTTTGACTTGCTGAACCAAGAAAGACAATACTTAGTCCACTTGCAGTTGACCATTTTCTAACAGAAAAATTATATATTAATAATTTATTATTGACGCCCGAAGTTGTAGCTCCAACTCCTCTATAAGACCAAACAATAATAGAATTATCCGGATCAACCGAACCGCAAATATTCTCAAAATCGGAAGTAATATCAGAATAAAAAAATTCATTGACACGACCTATACCAATAGGAGTTAATTTTTGACCTTTTTCTAGTGAATAAAATCCGTCTTGAGCTAAAAAATAAATTGTATCACCAAAAGAGACAATACTTTTTGGAGAAAAAGCACCGATATTATCAGAAATTTTAGATATACTCCAAATTAGCGGAGTTCCCACATAGTCTATTCTAAAAATAGCTCTTTCAAAAAAAACAATTCCAAAACTCTCACCACCTACTACTCCTTGTATTACTCCGTGATCGCCTCTTATGTCTTGAAATCCTGACTGAGTAGATTGCGAACTCGTCCACTGAGCAGAATTATTTAATCCTGACCATTTAAGACGTTGCGAGTAAGTTGTACCACCTTCAATAGTATATCCAGCAAAAACAAATTGAGATATAACTGCTAAATATTTAGCTTTTACACTAACTAAATCGGAAAAGGCTGAGTCTCCGGTGTCAAACTTTTGTATATTATCTGCAAAATTAGAAGCTATAACTCTGTCGCCAAAACTAACAAAGCTCCAATAGTCTTTAGAGCCAGCCGTTGTACTATTATTATATCCGCCAGCTTTACTTTTATCTATAAAAGTTCCTGAAGCGTTAGCCTGATAAAGTTTTGTTTGATCTCCACAATAATTAATAGCTCCGGAAGTTGCCAAATGAGGAAACAAACCCACCGGATTATTTGTTGTTGGTGTTGTTGTTAATTCAACAAAACTATTGAATGATTTATAACCTTTAGCTAAAGGAATTACATTATCAACTTGTATAGCTCCACTATTTTTTAAAGCTGGTAGATCAGCTTGTAAATCTCCGAGTTCTATCATTATTAAACAACCGCATTAGTAGACATTTGTAAATTTTGTGAGGAACTTCTACCATTTTCTGAACTTATATTAGCTTGCTTAATTGCTTCTTTGTAAAGTCCGGCGAATACCTGAAGTCTCTCGTCGTTCATTGTAAAAGGTATTGACTCTGCTAAGGCTGAGTACAAATAAATATTAGGATATTTAGTTAAAATACTATTGGTTGCATTACTATCAGATAGAGAAGTTATCTCTTTAAAAAAACCTATTTCTAAAACATTAGCGCTATCAGGTGTTACTCCTAAGTGTATTTGATCTCCGACTATAGTAAAAAAAGTTGGAGTCCCAGCGCTTGCACTAGAATTATAAGTGCGAAAAAAATCATGGGGAGCTTTGTAATTTAAAATTCTGTATGGATTAGCTCGAAGAACAATATATTTAGCTTCAATAAATCCGCTTGGTAAAGTGTAGGATTGCGTCCCTGATACAGTAGTTATAGAAGTATCTACAGTTTCCATTTCACGAACTCTTAACTCATTGTTCATTCGTGTTTCAGCTAGAGAAATAAAATCTGATAGATGAGCTGTAAGGTCGTCTCTATTTAGATAGTTTCCTATAGTTGTTTTTAATTCTGTAAATGTAGATAAAGCCATTTTATTAAACTGTTCCCCCCCATATCCTTAAATTTTTATTATCAGGGTCATTAAGAAATCTTTTGAATTGAGCTGGCTCTAAAATTTTTCCAGCATAAGTACAAATTCCTCTTTTTACTAATTTGTCGAGTGTTATCATATCAATCTCAGCTATTTTTTTCATTTTGGCTTTTTTTAATTCGCCTGAAAAATCCCAAAGCTTGTGATTATGCTCGAATTTATTTTTATCTAATATAGCTTGCACATCTTGTTTATTCTCAACATGAATTTTTTTTTCTGACTCGTCTAAATGTAGAGTGGTCTCTGTAAAACTTCCGCCAAGATTAAATTTTTTTGTACTCATAAAACCTTTTTTACTGCTTTGTAAATATCTCTATCAGCGCTAGTTTTCATTTCTAAACCTTGAACGGCTAATCTTTTTGATCCTCTAAGTGTCATGTATTTATCACCCATTCTTTTTTTTCTAGCTGGTGATCCGTTTCCTCTAGAAACAGTTAAATTATTTTGACCTTTTACAGATTTTGTTTTGCCAATTTGCTTAAATACCATTTTTATATCCTTTGTTTTTGTTGATAATATATAAGGGGGGTTATCCCCCCTTATACCTTTATCTCGCAAATAAATTATGCGGTTAAGTTAAATATTCCGTAGTTAGCATTTGGGCTAAGAGCAAGAAGACAATGTTCAATTAACATTAAACGCTTCTCGTTATCACCACTAGAGGCTAATTCTTTTACCATGTAAGGTCTAAGAGTCCCGACCGCCCAAGTATCTAGTTGTAAAATGTCAACTCGATTTGCTTGCTGTAGTCTATTTGGTGTAAAAGTGAGAGTTCCGAAATCGGACTCATACACTGAAACAGTAGCTACAGTTTTAAGATCGCTGGCGTCCTTATATTTACTTGCATTTCCGGTGAAGCCACTTGCTGTCTGCTTATGACTTGGGGACATCATAACTACGTCAGGATTTCCGCCTTCGGTGTATGCTTTTAAAATACCGGCTGTTAATAAAGCTTCAGTAAATGTACGATTAGACCCACCCGCAATAGCTGTAGCGCCCGTTCCGGCGGGTGAAGCTGAAGGTGAACCACCTACTGAGAAGTTTCCTACTGCGCCACCGGAAGGACGGTTTCCACCATACCAAGTCCCAAGTGAAGCGGTCTCTCTAGCAGTTCCGGAAGAACCTGATACTTTAGCGTTCTCGACGCCAACGTATGCGTGTTCTTGGTCTTTTTTTAGTTCTTTTCCAGCCTTAATAAGATTATAGGCTAATTCTGAACTCTTACCAGCTAAGTCAACTGCTTCCATTGTTCCGGAAACACCGACTGTTTTTGCGCTTATTTGTAGATTTGTATTTAATTTCACGGACTGATTTTTTGCGTCCATTCCGTAATCGTCTCCTTCAATTTGTGCGTTTGCACCAACTGAAGCTAGAGAGTCTACGTTCCATTCGTGAGTAGTTGATTTTACAGTTTGATTACCAATAGCCGAAATCAGTGGGGTATCTGAGGGCGAAATTGATCTGATAATATCCTGTAAATCTTCTTTAATCACAGTAGAAGCGAAGGTCTCTATTGTGTTTGAAGGTACTGCCATTTTTTTTTTCCTTTTTTTTTTGTTATTTAAATAGTTCAGTCAAAACGGCGTGAGCGTCTTGTGTTGAACCGGTTTTTTTTAGATTTGACAAATTGTTCCGATACTTTTGAGTTCTATTAGATTCATTTGTACTTGATATTCTTGAACTGCTAAGAGTAGTTGATTTAGGACTGACTTTTTTATTTTTTAAATTTGCTTGTTTTAATTTATTGTATTTAAAGGCGTCAGCTAAAATTAATACTGATCTATGGTCAACCAAGTTTTCAATATCATTTTGTGAGAAGCCTTTTGATAAAGCAAATTCTGATAAGTCTTTTCTAAATTGTTCACCTTTTTTTTCGTCAGCATAAATAGGTAATTTATCTGCAAGGATATTACGTTCTTTAACTATGTATTTCTGATAGACGATTTCACTTTCTGCTTTTTTTTGAGCTAGTATTTTTTGTTGTTCTAGCTTTACGTTAGCCTCTATTTCGTCTGCTCTTTTAAGATCAGCTTGAACTTTTACAAATTCGGCTGGATCTTCTACATATAGCTTTTCTAAGTCTTGAGGTGAGTATTTCTGTTTAGCTTGTTTCAAAAATTCCGATACTTGAACTAATTTAGTTTCAAGATCAGTTCTTTGTCTTTTCGCTTCAACGCTTTCACTTTCTAACTGAGTTTTTAAAGAATCAAATTCTCTTTTTTCCTCTGCTAGTTTTTGTGTTTTTTGCGTGTAATCCTTTTGCCTGAGTCTTTCTTGTTTTAATGTTTCTAAAGGTATTTTCTCGCCGTCTATGTCGATTAAATCTTCAGTCTTTGTTTCAGAAAGTTCTTCGTTGTCTAAAAGGTCTATAAGCTCTGAGTCTTCAGTTGCTTCGCTGGTATTCTCTTCAGAATTAGTTTGGGCATCTTCCGTCTCTTCGCTCTTAGTTTCTTGATTCCTTGAAGCTATCGGCTCTTCTTTCAAGCCGAGAAGGTTTTTCATTTCACTAATTACAGGGTCGGTAGTATTGGCTTCTTCGATTGGTGTCGCAGTGGACGTATCAATCGCTGAGTCCTCTTGGGATTGTTCAGTCATAGTTTACTCCTAAATAATAGTTATTTTTTTGTTGCGAGTTTTCCCGTTTCGATAACGGACTGCAACCTCATCAGAACTGTCTCTAACATTAATCTTTTACGATAAACATTTTCACGACAGTTTGAATCTTGTTGATCTGAGTTTAACCATTCATTAGCTAACTCTGATCGAATTTCGTTTACTGCTTCAACAAATATAGGATTTTCTAATATTTGTTTTGACTCGTTTGCTTTTAAAATTTTTTCTTCTGACATTATAATAAATTTCTTATGTTTCTAAAATTTTTACTCATGTTATTAAAATTTTGAGTCCTTTGATTTTGATTATAATTTGTATTTTGTTTCTTTAATTCTTGTTTTGGGTCAGGTGTTGAATTGTATGAAATGATTTGACTTGCGCCGTAATCAGATTTGAATGGGTTTTTATCAACATCTAAACCTTTATAAACATTACCCATATCATCAGCTTTATCGCCTCTGCTTTGTTGCATAAATACAGGCTCATTTTGTTTAGTTTCTTCATTGTATCTAAAATCATAAGGGGTGTCTGCTTGGGCGTCTAAGTTTAATCCTTGTTGTCTTGCTAAGTCTTTTTCAAATTCTTGATTAGCTTGGACGTATTTTAGGTTTCCACCTTTGGCAAAAATAACTTTACCGTCAGGTGTTTTTTCAAGAACTCCGGCTTTTAATAAAGTATTAATGTCGTTCATTCTTCCAAGAGCTAGAGGTAATCCAAAAGGCGGAATAACACTTAATGCGCTTTTTAAAATATTTCCAGCACTATCAAATTGAAATCTACTAGGTATTTCCATTCCACCGGTTAATGATCCTAAGCCTAAATTCATAAAAGCATTTTGTTCAGGGCTAAATACACTACCTACACCCTGATAAACAGGATCAGGACTATCGCTTCTATCGTCGCTACTATCACCGGTTGCTTCTTGATTTATAGGAACACATTTACCTTGAAAAGCGTCGTAAGTCTCAACGCCAATAATACAACCGTTCGCATCAATGGTATCATCAGTAGTATCTTCAGCCGTAGTATCAAAAATTGGATTAGGAAATCTAGCGCTAGGGTCTAAATCTCCGGCTTGTTCTTGCTCAGTTCTTAAATCAAATATAGGATTTCTATAATTACCAGCACTATTAGTATTAGATTGAGAAATATTATCGTTAAATTTATTTATAATAGTTTGCCTAGCTGGAGACATTAAAAAAGGTGTAAAGTTTGTTGCCATTGTTAATTATTTTTAAATATTTGTGCTACCAATTTATCTTTTTCTCTCGTATCTAAGTCTTCGTTACGAATAATATCGGAAGCTATTTTTTCCTCTTTAAGTTCTAGATCTTTTGCTTTGAATTGTGCGTCTTGTTGAAGTTTTTGTTTTTTCATAGCAAGTTCGACCTTATCTTTTTCTTGATTCATTTTTAATTCTGCTTGCGCTAAGTCTATTGCCGTTGGTTTTCTTGGTTTTGGTGGTGGGGGTGGAGACGTTTCGGGATTATTAAAGAATTTAGAGGTATCTTTAATACCAGCATTTTCTAAGTATCTCTCTAAGGCATTATAAATATTTTGATTATTTACAATATTCATACCACCATTTTTAAGTATTTTTTCTTGTACGTTTAGGACTCTTGTTAATACATCTAACCTTGAGTCTTGGCTTCCTGTTCCGAGTCCGACTTGTATTCTAGCTGAATATCTATCGACCCATTCTCTAGGAGAAATATTTATAAACTTACCTCGTAGTCTGATAATTCTTTCTTTGTCTTGATGTAAGCAAACTAAACTAAGTATACCTTGAAACATTTGCTTAACACCTTCAGCAAAATTTCTAGCATACATTTCAATTCTTTGTGTTCCGGCTTGTTGCATGATGTTAGAACTTACAGCCGTTGTATGACTTTTGTTAATGGTGTCAGCATTCAAGCCCATTTGAACCTCACTAACCCCTGATCGAGCTTGTCTTATCTCGTCTATTTTTTTTATCATAGAGAGACCTTCGTTAATAAAGTTTGGAACTGTTAAAGGCTGAACTGCGCCAGCTTTACGACTTCTAATAACACCGCCAGCTCTTGAAACTAAAAGATCATCAATATTGACCATGTTTTCCTCTACAACAAGTCTCGAGTTGTTCATTAAGTAGGTGTTGTTTAGGATTTGACGTAATAATGTTGACTTGATTGTTTGTATATCACCTATCAGGTCATACATACTCAAACCAAAAAATCTGTGAGGCATGGGAACACCCGTAACAGTTGCAAAAGGAACTACATTTACTTCTTCATTAGATAATATTTGATTACTATCATAACCGTTTCCAGCGACAGTAACTTTTCTCAGTTCAGCTATACCGTCGTCGTCCGTATCAATTTTAATATAACATTCAGTAATAGTAACATGAGTCATTGACGGATCATTAACATCATTATCAAGACTAAAACCGGAGTCATCATAGCTCTGTCTTTGAGCTGTTTCGTCATTATAAAATTCGTCGTGGGACTCAGGGAGAGCGTCTACTAAATCTCTATCATAACCCATAGAGATAAGTTCGCTTCGTGTTTTAAATATTCTTTGAGCTATAAAAGTTGCATTTTCAATATTTGTAGCGTTGCGGTCAACCAACATATGCTCGGGAGCTACATTTTCAATTTTTATTCGACCAAGTGTTTTTACTCTTTTAACTTTGACATCATAATTTTGTGTTTCTAAGCCTTCGTCGTTAATCTTGGTATCGGTTATTTCTATTTCGTTGTCATAGAGTAGAGCTTGATACTCTTCTTCGTTTAAATTTTTATATTCTTCTTTTTGTTGCGCCTTGTCTTCATGCCAATAGAATTTAACAAAACCATTTTTAGAAATCAGAGCGTCTTTAAAAAGTGTATGGAGTATTTCATAGCCGTTATTATCTTCATGAAAGATAAAATTACAGTAATCGGAAGCTTGCTCGCTATACTCTACGTCTTCCGGTTGTTGAGGATCAAAACGAACAATACTATCACCTTGAGTAAAGACTCTCATAAGGCTAGGCATGATTGCCTCTACACATTCTAAGATATCTTGAGATACTACTTGTGATTGACCTTCTTCTTCGTTGCCTAAAGGTTTTCCAAGATAAAATTTTAATCCTTCTTTACGGTGATTAGATAATTCACCTGAATAGAAGCCTAAACTTGTAGCTATTTTCTGTGATACTATAGTTCTTAATCTGTCTTCGTTCATAATTCCTCTTAATTTTTATACAATAGATAAATTGGGGTAATCGAGTTTCTTCGCCCAACTTTTATTAGAATTTAATCCTGTTAAAGCGTATCTCATACAATCTGAAGCGTGAGAATACATATTATGCTCCGGTCTTTCGGTGCTTAATCCTTTGTTATCAATAGCCCAACGATATTGTCTCAAAGCGGATATACCTTTTCTTGTTTTATCTTCGTCAAACCAACATTTATCAAGTTGCATTCTGACCGTATTAATGCCGTCAATAATTTTTAGTCTTGGTAAGAGTTCAACCGGCATTCCCAAGCTGAGAGCTATTTCATATCGAGATTTTCCTGTGCCTAGTTCTCTAGTTTGACCGTCAAAAGGAAAATAAACTCGACTGACGTTATAATCTTTGTCTTGAATGATTTGATGATAGAAGCCTATACTTTGACCACTATTCTCGTAGTAGTCTATAAAGTGATAAGCAGTTCCAACAATCTGAACAAACCATAAAGTACATAGATCACTCATACCTAAGTCAAAAAAGACTGACGTTGGATAGATTGGGTCGTAAGGGACTTTCGTAATTCTTTTTTCTTCGTCAATTTTTTCAAATTGCTCTGCGTATATAGAGCCTATGGCGTTCGCTTCGAAACTACATTCCATTTCAGCCTGATAGACTTGAGGGGGAAGCATTTTTTTAATCTCTTCTAGTTCTGACTCCGGTAATACCTTACATTCACTAGCTTTAAATATACCGGTAAACCATTTATCAGGGTCGCTCTTACCCATTTGGTAAAGCTCGTAGAGACTATTAGCCATTCCCTTTGAAGTACCACTAAAAATTATTCTTCCGTCTCTATCAGCGATACAAGGTCTTAAAATCTCATAAAAAAAAGAAATAGGAATATCTTGCATTTCGTCAACGCATATCTCGTCGGCATAAATACCTCTAATATTGTTGCCACGCTCTGCGGATAGTAGCTGTATGGTAGCTCCATTAGGAAAAAGTATCTTTAGTTCACTATGATTAACCTCTATGTTTGGAATAACTGACGTATAGTGAATAAAATACTCCCAAGATATCTTTTTAGCTTGGGAAAATGTACCCGTTATAAAAAAACAATGGGGTCTTGGTAGAGGACAAGTCAAAGCGGTCTTAATTAGCTGGTTTACTAACAAGACGGTCTTCCCAAAACGCCTCATACAGATAATAACGTTAAATCTTTTTAATTTTTTATGTATTTCAAGCTGGTGTTTACGAGGCTTATACGGAATTACTACTTTATTCGGGGATCGGGTCATAAGTTTTTTTCTTTTCCCCGTTTAATAAATCTTGCATTCTCCCGACAACGCTTGCTTTTGCAATTCCTCTACCTTCGTCTCCATTGACTTGCGTTTTGTCGTTCATTTCTTTGACAAATTGAGCAAAAATATCCGTAGAGACTTTTTTTTTCGAGTTTTTTTTATTGGTTTTTTTCATAATTTGAAATTTCGTTGAAACTTTTAGTAGGATATAACTAGAACCCATTGACAATGCCTCGAGGTCTCGGGGGGTGCATACCATATATAGTATGCTTATTGCAAGTAATATTTTATTACAAAAAAAGCCTTATTTATAGCCGTTATTTTTTGTTGCATAATAACCATTATAAGAACGTTTTTGACCCACTACATATAGATCCCATAAAGGCTTGGTGGAAATGTATCTCTAGGACGTATACTTTTTAACTATATCAACGATTCTAGAGCATATATTCTTTAAAACATTAAACATATATTCTAATATTTCAAGGCATTTTATATATAATTTCAATATAATTGAAGGCTCACTACATACACAATCATAACTATATTGATTGCATACTTTACAGATTGTCATACTAAACTGATTGTATTACTACAATGATTGCTAATACGATTACACCTACTGTTATAGTCTTACCCTTCTTGTTAAGACCATTCCATTTATCTTTTAAGTAATTCATTATCTCTCCCATTCTACTACTATCTTTGTATCTCCGTTGGAGTTTGTTTGTATTGCCATTCTATCTTTATCACTACCGTAGAGTTTGCCGGATATCTTGGACGCTACAAAATGTTTATGCTTCATATAACTTTCTATTAACTTCATTCTTCCAAGCTTAATATCTTTAGTCTTACTTTCCTTTAACAAGTCTTCAAACATTTCGTCTAGCTCTGTCAGAGTAAAGTCAACGCCTAAACTTCTAGCTTGTAAGTAATCGTCGTGTAGTTTGCCGGTCTTGTCTCTATCTAAATAGTTTCTAAATGTTCTCCAGCTTATGCCAACTTTAACTAATGCGTCTTTAACCTTGAGTCCGTCAGATATTAAATCTAATACTTCTCTAATCTGTGTAGTAGAGTATTTGAGTCCTATCTTGTTAGCGTTCTTTTTGATTAATTTAGTGGATTGTTCCGCCGGTTTGGTCGTAGACGTCTTTGTTTGTTTCATAATTGTATTCATTTGCTATTGCTTCTATAAAGTCTTCAGCGCTTTTCTTACTGTTAAAGTTTGTCAATACTGAGAAAATAATACTAAATGTGCCGTCTTTGTTTTCAAGTATCACAAAATGATTTGGTAAGTCTTCTAATTGCATGGTTAAATAAATTGTCTAATAAGTCCGGCTTATAATAAACCTTTCGCTGTATAATTTTTTTTTTACTTGGAATTTTTTGTATAATCTAATTAATGATAGTGGCTCGATATCCATGATATCACATATCGTTATCAAGTCTTCATTATCTCTATTAAACCAAGCCTGAGCCTGAGCCTTAGTTTGAAAGTTATAATGTGGATCACCTGATAAACCTAAAGCGTCTTTTAACGCTTGATTTATTATGGCTACATAGAGACTAATTTCGGGTATCTGCATATTTTTTTTCTCCCCGAATAATGGTCGTAATTCACGACTATAGTAAATAATAACATATAACTAACATCATTATTATGAACGTAATGTGAACAATGTTATAATTATTCAATGACTCCGTTGCTCCAATAATCATTAAGAATAAATATAGCTCGTCTAAAACTTTCTATTTTTCTTTTTGCTGGTAAATTTTCTATCAATACTTGATAAAGAATTGGAACATATTTACTGATATATTTGTTTGTCTTCCATAGTTTATTTTGAGCGTCCATGACCCCTGTATTTGTTGCGTCTATATCTGAAGGTATATGGTCTTTATCTAATAAAGCTGTTACTTTTGGCGTATAACAAGCTTTATGCCATAACTTTTGATATTTGAGTCCGGTTGCATATAGTTCACCATTTAATGAATTATCTTCGGGATAGAGTAATTGTCTTGAAAAATACCAATGCAAGATATCAGTATATTTAAGTTGCAATCTTTTAGGTTCTCTAGCTTGCTCGACATATTCTACTTCCAAGCCGTCCGGCTCTCTATAAAATTTACCGTTATCTCCTTTTACAATAGATTGACCGCCAAAATCGGATATCTTAGATTTACCCATATTTATTATATTGCTCTAAATAAACCAAAATTTTCTTCATGTTGTGGCTAATATCTTTCATTGAAGTTATAATCATTTGCTGTTCTTCTTCAGTTAATATTTCCCAATAATCATCATAAACTTTTAGTGTTTCAACTCTTGCTTCCTTCATTGATTTTAATAATCTTTTTAACAACAAAAACTCATAAGGTATTACTTTCATTTATTACTTATTTTTTTAACCAATTACCCCAAATTCTTTTACTTCGGTTGTAATAAATAATATCTGTATTGATGTCTCTTGAATTTTTAATATACATTTCGTAGACGATATCCCTAACAGTGGATCTGTTTAGACCATAAATCTTTGCGATTTCATTAAATGTTTTTTGATAAATACAAATTTTTTTAAATAAATCTATATTCCTTTTGACTTTGCAAGTATTTTTACAATGTTTTTTATAATTAGTTTCAACAATCTGAACTTTATTTTTACGCAAAGTCCAATAAAATCTAGACCTACCGAGTGGACTACGAGTTAATTTTGCCAAATTGTTTCTCACATCTATTAATTCGTTCTGAACTATAAGCCGGCAACCAACGACCCATTCTTTTTGCAAATTCCCAATCTTGCCTATCTAATTCTTTTTGATCTTTTTCTGTAATTATTTCTTCAGTTTCAACTACTTGGTCTAAATAACATTCTGCGTTTAACCATGTGGCTGGGTGTTTTGAATACTTTGCGTTTTTATCACAATGTTGATTATATAAATCTTGTAGTATTAGAGGTTTGTTTTTCCATTCGTCGGATAATTTGTTAAATGATTTTCTAGCTTGACCAACACCAATTTTATTTTTTATGTCTTTCCAAAATAACTCAAAACCAATCGGGTGAGGCTTATTTATATTAGAAGAAGAAGAAGATGAAGAGGAAGAAGAAGAAGAAGAGAGAGCCTTCCTTGAGCTTACCTTGAGCTTACCTAAAGGCGACCTAGAGCTAACCTCTATTCTATTCTTTTGTCTTTCACTATTAATTTTATATGTTTCTATTTGTTCTAATAAACCTTTATGATGATAATGATCTTCTTTTAAGATAAAAAATTTATTTAAAACATATTTAACATTTACATTATCTAAATCAGTCTTAATAAATCTTGTAATAGTATTTTTATCGAGTCCTGTTTCTCTTTCGCACCAATATTTATTCATTAAACGAAAGTAAATACCCAGTTCTTCATTATTTAATTCCATAGTTATTGCTAATTCGTTTGAGGCATAACACTTAAAAAATGGTAGATCCATTGAACTCATAAGACCCTAAGACTCCCTGAACTAGCTGGTATATAATCTACCCAGCCTTTTCTTTTTAACTTAGCTAACAAGACACAGATATTGGATTTAACGCACCCATACTCTTCAGCTAATTGTTGATACGTCGGCGATAAACCTTGATTGGCAAAATGTCTAACAACATCTAATAGTATTATTTGCTTTTTTGATAAGGGTATCTTACTCGGAGGATTAAGCATACTTTCCTTATTTATCAAGGTTTATCACCATAAGGAGATACAACGAATGACATGAGATTAATTTGAAATACGGGGATATTAAAAAAAAATCTCATTAATTTACTATAAGAAGGAAACTATTTATTAAAATAATTAATTTTATTACTAAAAGAAATCTTGAAACATTCTAGGAAATAACTATATATATAATAGATGTATGAAAGCTTAATTAATAAATTAAATAAAATAAAATTTGATTCCCGTTGTGATTGGAAAGAAATAGCTGAAAAATGTAATGTTTCTCCTAGTACCCTATCTAAATTTGTTAAAAATGAAAATAAATCTTTAGAGGTAAAAACACTTGAAAACATATTAAAATTTATAGGATCAGATCTAGAACAAGCAATAAAAGATCAGATTGACGGTTATAACTTTGAACATAATCTTGATAATATTGGTCATTATGCTGAGAGTGGTCAAGTATTTCCCCTTAATCATGGAGACATAAAATCATATCAATGTAATATTTATTGGAAGGGTTACAAATGTATTACTTGTAAAGCCCAGCCCTTTTCAAATTGGTATGTAGCTTTCAAAGATAATATTGATAATGATATAAAAAATACTGATTATTATAACTGTCTATCGGTTGTGTATCAAAATGATGATAAAATTTTCATTGGTGTAGGAACTAAAAAAAATGATAATTTTAATTATATAAGTGGTGTTAATGGTCAACCTATTGAAATTACTAATAAAATTGAAGAAATAAAACATATTTTTCCCGTAGACGTTATCTTTAGCCCTCTAGCTTAATTAAATTAATTTTCAAACATTAAGAAATTTTGAAACATTATGCGAAATTAGCATACTTTAAATCACCACATTTTCCTTAAATGTTAAATAATTTCTTTTAATAAATTTATTTTCCCTTATTATTTTTTTATCAACCATAAGACACGAAGTCCCCTAAGCTGGTTTATTTACTCTGTTTAGGGAAGTCGTAGGAAAAAAAATAGGAGTACTAAATGAGTAAATACATAAGGCTTCATATAATTGGAGTAACAAATACAACCAGCCGTATAATTAAAAACAATCCTAAAGTAGATTGGGTAGATTTTCTTTTTAAGTTTGTAGTATACGGAACTATCTCAATAATAATTTTTCAGGTTTTAAGATATGTCATACGTTAGACAAGCTGAAGATATTAAAGATGAACTAAAAATACTTAGAACTGAATTTCAACAAACTAATATTTTACTAAAATCTTTAATTAGAATAATTCGGGTTGGTACTCGCCAGCCCGAAGATGTGTTAGCCGGCATTCAATCTGAGTGGTTAAAAAAAATGAAGGAAGATAATTAGTGGCTCATACTTCTTATCAAATTGATAGTGAAGATATAGCTTCGTCTACACAAATTATTAATAACGAAAAAAATGATAGTAAAGGTTTATTTATTTGGAGTAATTCTTTAGGTAAAAAGGGACTCGATTACACTACTGAGTTAAACCGTGCTTCCGATATAGGAACTGAAGCTCACGAATACTTTGATGATTATTTAGTTAATAAAGTAATTCCTAAGTCTTTTGAAAATAAGGAAGCTGAATATTGTTTTAATAAATTTAAAAATTGGTGGGACGATTTTAGTAAGCAAAGAATAGAAGTAGTCTTTACTGAAAAAAGCCTAGTCTCAGTTAAACACCGATACGGTGGAACATTAGACGCATTAATTTTATTAGTTGATACTAACGAATATGTATTAATTGATTATAAGACGGGATCAAATTTATATATTTCTTATCTTGCGCAAGCTGGTAGCTATTCAAATTTAGTTTTAGAAAATACAACTATAACAGTTAATAAATTTCTTTTAGCTAGATTTGGTAAAAAAGATGATCCAACTGATTTTGAGATCAGGGAATATAATATTTCTGATTTAAAAAATAGTTTTGAATATTTCTTAATTTTATTTGAAGCTTATAAAACTAAACAACAAATTAAGAAAATCTTAAAAAGAAGAGGAACTAAAATATCATGATAGAAGTAGAACACCCGACAACTAACTATATTCAGAGTATTCCGGAATCAATTACAAATGCAATATCTGAAGTTATGAACGGTATAAAGGCTATACCAAAAGACGGATCAAACGATTATCAAAAGTTTAAGTATATGTCTATTGACTCTGTTTTAAACATGGTCAATCCCTTAATGGCAAAAGCTAAACTTGTGATTACTTGCTTTGAAGACCAAGTAACTTTTACCAACAATCAAAAGGGAGTAGATATAACAATTAAATATAAGCTTCTTCTAAGTAAAGGAAAAGACACTTGGAATTATCCTATTACGAGACAATGCACCGTCCCTTTTGCTGGTGGTGTTTCATACGGTATAGCTCAAAGTTATATGCTTAAACAGTTTTATAGAGGTTTATTTTCAATAGCGACGGGTGAATTCGATAAAGAAATCGAAACTTATGACAATGAGTCAGATAAGTCCGGATATGCAAAAAGATATCAAAACCCACAACCAACAAAAATAGTAAATGTTAATACAGAAAGAGGAAATTAATGTCAGAATTTAAACCTAGTAAACCGGTCTTTACCTTAGTCTCAAAAGAAAAAGACCATAACGATAAAAATATTTCATTAGGCGCTATATTTTATAATCAAAGTGAAAGCGGTAAAAAATATTTTGGATTAAAATTATCTAGTGGAGATACAGGATATTTTAACATTGGAGATAAAGGTCTTCAAAATCTAATTTTAGATTATGTTAATAACAATTCTGAAATCTTAGAGCCTAAAGATAAAAACGAAACTAATAATCCTTCAAATAATAGTCATGCAAGTGTATTTAAAAAACTTGGAGATCCTATTGATGATAAAATAGACCCAAGATCAGAGCAACCACACTACGATAGGTATGGTAATTTAATTCAAGACTTTTAATGAAGTTAAGATCAGCTAAAAAATTAATGTTCGTGAGAAACTTACCTTGTCTGATTTGTGAGAATGATATGGGTATACAAGCTCATCATCTTAGAAAGAAAAGAGACAATTATCCTAAAGCTATGGGGTCAAAAGTTTCTGACGAATTTACAGTTCCGTTGTGTTTTAGTTGTCATAACAGATTACATACACCTAACTCGTCGGAAGATAGATTTTGGGAAGCTGAATATTATGGAGATCCTTACCAAAGGGCTGAACAAATACACAAAGATTGGATAGAAAATGTCAACAATATTTGAACTTGCAAAAGACTTAAACGGCAAAATACAACAATTTATAGTTGTCGGCTCTAAATGGGCTAAAGAAGACTCTTTAAAAAGATATCTAGAGTCCATGACTAAGGTAGTTAAATCAGAGGTAAAAGTGAGAGAACAACAAAAAGGCGTTGGTGTTACTGCCTCAGAGGATATTGCTTTAGCTAGTCAGGAATACAAAGACCACCTTAAAAAACTTAGCGAGGTAACTCAACAAGCCAACGAACACGAAATAGAAAAAGAATCTATAAGAATGTCAGTAATGACTCAACAATCACTAAATAAGCTGTCAATAGCAGAGAGGAAAATGTATTAAAATGACGATAAAGAAACTAATAGATCCCGAAACTAAACTATATTATGAGGTAGACATATCTGAAACTACTGCATTAGATAGATTAAAAGACAGTTATCTTAAAGATATTATGCTTTTTTCAAAACAAGATGTAGCCACATTGTTAGGAATTACAACGAAAACTTTAGATTTAATGCTAAAAAAAGTGAAAGCTTCTCACCCAAGTATCGAGTTTTATAAAACTCCTAGTGGAAATAAAAGATTTAATAAGATACACATAGATAAGCTAATAGAATGCTCTACCTTAAACCAAGAAACAAAATCTATTATATCTTTGGAACAAGCAAAGGAAGACAATACCGTCGATCAACGGGTCAAAAAATTAAAAAGAACGCTGAAATAGTTTTAAGGCAAGTTGAAAATGAAATTTACAATAGAGATTTTGGAACAAAGAAACATGTTCCGACTCTATTGGAAGCGATTGAAGAATATGTTGATCTTAAAACCTATCTTAAAAACGGTCATATATCCCCTACCGGAGAAAAATATTTAGATAAAGTAAAAGAAGATTACGGTCATATATACATTGATGATATCCCTACAGATTTTAGGGAATTAGTTAAAGAGTCCTCACCTGATAGTTGGAAAAACTCCACAATAAATAAATTATTAACTGACGTCCAAAGCGCAGTAAATCATCAATTAAAAAAATTAAAAAAGAATAAAATTAGTATTGAGAAATTTAAAGAAGCTGAAGTAAAGATTGAATATCATACTAAGGAAGAATTTGAAATTCTATTAAAGCATTCAGAAAAATTAGATAGGTTTCTTACTTTTTTGTATTACACCGGTTGCCGTCGTATAGAGGCATTTAATTTAAATTGGAAAGACATTAACTTTAGTAAGAATGAAATAGCTATCTATATGCCTAAAGTTTTTAAATATAAATATATTCCAATACACCCTGAACTTAAAAAGGTCTTGGGTGAAAAGAAAAACGGAAGCGTATTCGGTTATAAAGATTTTAGTTCTATAAAAAGAACTTGGAAACGCATGGTTAAGAACTCCGGCATTTATTCTACCCCTCACATGTTTAGACACAGTTTTGCTACTAATTTAATAGCTCATACTGATATGAAAACAGTTATGAACTTAGGCGGTTGGGCTACTGAAAAAAGTTTAATTAGATATTTAAAAGTGGTAGATAAAAGAAAGAACTTAGCAATAGAAAATCTATAAGCTGGCGTAACTCATTGGTAGAGTGCATTCTTGGTAAGAATGAGGTAGGAAGTTCAATTCTTCTCGCCAGCACCAAATCACATAACTAACGTCTTTATTCAACATAACAAAATATGAACGGCTGACTGCTATAATTCTTTATGCAAAAAATCATAAATTCAATCTCAAACATTTTCAAAAATAACTTTCATTCTGACGACGGACTAATTACTTATTGTAAAAATGAGTACAAAGAAAATTGGGAGTTTGTCTATAGATATGTAAAGCAAAAGAAAAGTTTTCCTTACAAATTCTAAAAGACGTTATCCACAGCTAAAAAAAAAATTATTTTTTTTATTATTGTTTTATATCAGTAGTTATTTTTTTAAAATTAGGTAAAAATCGTTCGACTATTGTTGATCTACCGTGTCAAGTTTTTGTGAAAATTTTTTTTGACCCTTGATAATAAATAATTCTAAAGTTTAAAAACTCCTAAAACAATCATATTACAAAAATCTCAAAATCCAATTTGATATAATAGATCATAAATTAAATTTTAACGAATTTAATAATGCTATTTAAAATTGTGAATATGGCTTTAATAAGAAAGGTAAATCATAATGATGATACAATCTTATGGTGCTAATGAGATATCAGAACAATTAAGTATATCTCAACAGTATCAAAAAAAAATGAGAAGCACTTATGGAAAGGTCAATAGACAATTTCCTAAAGAACTTCCTTACATAACTAAAGAAGAAGCATTTAAGGGTTATAAACTTTTAATGATTAAGTTTGGTAAAAAGAAAGTTAGAAACTTTTCTAATACTAAATGGATTACAAAAAAGTTAATAGCTAGAAGAACAAGACCTAGAAGGTGTTGGATTGCCTTATCAGGCGATTCAAGTTCTCTTTGGAAAGGTTGGCGTAGATTAATCCATGATGTTTCACATAGGATCTATGATTTTCAAAATCCAAATGCTAGTAGAGATCATTCTCAAAAACAAGCAGAGATTGAACTTGAAATAGGTCAATATGTTATGGATCAAGGTTGGTTAGAGGGAAAGTTAAAACCTAAAGCTAAACCAATCCTAACTAAAGAAGAAAAGGTTGCTAAAAAGATAAGCAATTTTGAGAAACTTCTAAGTAGGTGGGAAACTAAACAAAAAACTGCTCACACCTACATTAAGAAGTATAAAACAAAGATAAAACGACTAAGTAAATAAACTTAAGCCATATCACAATTTTATATATACCTAAATATACTCAACAATATTAATATTTAATACCGACTGTGCTAAATTTGTGCAAATTATTATTTCCCATTATGTTCTATTATAGAAAAACCATTGAGAAATAACGAAACATTTTAAAACATAGTGGGTTATTTTTTAGCCCACTTTTCAACACTTCTACCGATAAACAACAAAAAATCTTTCTTGGTAAGGAAGAACCACCCTATTATCTAGCAATATCGCCGTTCTATTGTGATAGATTGTGCAAATAATTTATTGGAAATAATAAGAAAAAATGCTACTTTTACTCATCAACTATATGGAGACGAACAATGATTAGTAAAATAATAAGCCTTCAAGCCTTTAACAGAAATTTTCTTTTTGATTTAATACCCGATAGAGGACGTATCTATGTGGCGATTAAAATCTTTAAATTTCGCACTGTTAAAACATTAACTCTACCCAAGATCCTTAAAAAACCTTTTATGTATACTAGATTTTTTTCTTATTACATAAAAACATTTTTTAAATATTCTTTATTTGTATTTCCTATTTATATTATTAGAAAAGAATACGATTATGTCGATCATGCGTCCTCAAGCTATCCGGAAAAATATAATACCGGTTTTTCTTTTTGGTGGAATTACCATAAAGACGAATTAAGAGAATTTTTTAGCCCTAGAGATATCGACTGCGGATATAATCTTTATGTAGATTTTATTTCAAGAGAAGAATATCTAGATAGTGAGTCTTCTAGCCGTGATTATATGTTAGAAGCTTACGAAAACGGACACCCTAGCAGTATAAATACGGGGGGTTATTAATGTTTAAATATTATCCAAAATCTAGCAATATTGAGTTCGAGCGTAGGATATTAAAAGTAGCATTTAAGCCAAGATCAGTCCCAATATCTGTTTTTAATAGATACTATCACCCATTTTTTCACATGAATAAAAAATTCATTTTAAGCAAAGATTTAAAGGTGGGGAAATAAATAGTTAAAAGGGGGTAGGAGCGTCTTTACTTATCAACCATAAGGACACGAATACCCCCATAAAATGTTTACTTTATTGTATACATTATACAAGTGTTTACTCTAAAACTCTAATATCTTCAATACATTTTCGAGAAATTAACTGTAAACTTCCTTCGTTTCCGTCTAAATACGAATCGTTATCTAGACAGTATGCGCTAAATAAAATTATTTTTTCGTCGTCTTCGTGATAGATCCAGCCAACCGATACGCACCGAGTCATAGGTTTATTGACAAATTCTGAAGCGGAAGCCCAACCACCGTCTCCAAGTCCTGAGTCTTCCCACCTAACAACAACGAGCTTATTGTTCATTTTTTAGCTGTCTTCGTTAGTCTCTTCGGTTTCTTCATCTACACACCCCACGCATCCACACCAAACACAAACTTTTCCGCAGTG